AACTCCGAAACGTTCTACCGGCGCTTTGCGTACCCTTGGCGTTCGATGGCTGCTCTCCACATGCCCGTGGGTTCGCAGCGCGCCTACTCTCGCACTTGCCCGATAGACCGCCGCCGCCTTTACAGGCAAGCGCGCTCCTCGCGTTACTACGTCCGCTATCCTCCATTAGCTTTGCGCTAGGGGCGTTCGGACAACTTACTCTCGGGGAGTAAGCCCCCACCGGGTAGCCCACTTGGACCAAGGGGGTGGCACCGGGGGCGCGCTTTAGGTGTCCGCAGAATATTTGGGAACCCCCAACAATGACCACCCCCTGTCTGTGGAACTTTAAGACCCCCCACGATTACGCCTGTGAGTAATTGCGTTACTCCATCGATGCTAGCTAGCATCGAGATGTTACTCACGCAGAGTAACCTCTAAAATTGGCCTCTTGACAACCTTCCGAGCCTATGCCATATTAGCACAACGGGATGGCCCCTTGCCACAGGCATGTCTCGTTGTTGCGCAATGCCCCGGTCAGGAACTTGCTGTCGCCTGATCGGGGCAAAGCGTGTAAAGAGGGGAATTACTCATGGGAGTAATCGCGAACGTAGCGAGTGAGCGCGTCAGTGAGCGAGCGCGAGTGAGCCACTAATGCGCTCAGGCCCAATCCGCCAACAGTGGGTTTACCATGCGCCTCCTACGATCTCTCGTTTTCTTCAATCTGACGCCTTCGGTAGGTTGTTATGGGGGCCTGTTGGTTCCGGCAAGACCACTGGAAGCATCGTTGAAACCGCCCGGAGGATGGCGCAACAGGAACCTGCTCCTGCCGATGGTCGGCGGTACACCCGATTTGCGATCATCCGCCAATCGCTAAAAGACGCCAAAGCGACCGTGCTTAAGGACGTGCGGACGTGGTTCGGGGCGATGGCCGACTGGAAGGTGTCCGAAAGCACCCTCTACATCGAGTATGGCGACGTGTACTCGGAATGGCCGTTTATCCCTCTGGATGAACCCGATGACGTGAAACGGCTGCTATCTCTCCAACTCACCGGGGCGTTCATAAACGAGTGCATTGAAACCGATATCGGGTTGCTGCCCGATATCGCAGGGCGGTTGGGGCGGTATCCGAACAACGAGTTGGGGGCGTGTACGTGGTCGGGCATATGGGCGGATACGAACGCTCCGATCATGAACACGCCGTGGGCGAACTTCATTGAGAACCCGCCGCCCGAGTGGCAGGTGTTCCACCAGCCCGGTGGGCATACATTGGAAGCCGAGAACCTTGCGCACCTTAATCAGACAGCCGAAACTATGCTCCTGCCAGAGGACGACCCACGACGTATTACGCAGGGCAGAGGCTATTATAACCGGCTATTATCGGTCGGCACCCCGGATTACATTAGGCGTTATGTGTGGTCGATGTTCGGGCGTGATCCCTCTGGAGCCGCCGTCTTCGCCGAAAGCTTCTCCTACGACTTCCATACGGTCGATAGCCTAGAGCCGGTGTACTCGCGGTTGCTCTTGGTAGGCCAAGATTTCGGCAGAAATCCTTGGTCACTAATAACGCAATTGGATCATGCGGGGCGGTTGATGGTGCTCCAAGAGGTTCCGGGGAGGGGACCGGGCGGCGAGAACATCGGATTGGAGCAGCACGTCAAGCAGAACCTCATTCCCGCGCTGATGCATCCGCGCTACGTGGGGCGGCCCATCGCTCTTGTGGGTGATCCAAGCGGGATTGCGAAGGACAACTTGTTTGAGATAAACGCCTTCGATCTACTCAAGTCGCTGGGCCTGCCTGCGGAGCCAGCGCCGACGAACGACATTGACCCGAGGATAAGGGCGGTGGAGCACTTCTTCACCGGGCAGATCGGCGGGAAGCCGCGGATCATGATCGACAGGGGGCGGTGCCCCACGCTGGTCGCGGGGCTGAACGGGCAGTATAAGTACGAGATCGACAGCGACAAGAGCGGCGGGCAGTATATGAAGTCCACGCCTGAGAAGCTGCATCCGTGGAGCGACGTATGCGACGACTTGCAGTATGTGTGCTTGGTGACGGGGAACATGGCGGCTTACGCGTGGGTGCTCGGGCAGGTGAGCCGCCGCATGCAGAAGCGCCCGCGCAGACCCGCGCCAAGCGCGCTCGCATGGACGTGAGGTTCCTTAGCTGGGGGGTGGTTGTGATATGGCCGAAGAACCGCTCACGCGAGTACGTGATGTACCTATATTCTCTTGAACCGGAGTTGTGGGAATGAGGCACCTACGAAGCGACTACAATCGTATCCAAGACCCGGATGGCAAGATCGGCGCAGATGAGCCAGTGTTTCTACTACGGGCGCAGGACAAGGCGTTCCCGGCGATCCTGATGACGTATATCGGATATCAGCGCGCCATAGGCAACGAAGAACTGGCGACGTTTATCGAGGACCAAATGCCATCCGTGCATGAGTGGCGCGAGGCGCATGCATGNAAGCAAGCCGACTTGCCGTGGGANGCGGAACCGGGGTTGCCTACCGCAGGACGTTGATAGAGGAACCACATGTGTGGTAGAAAGAAGGGCGTATGGAAAAGCAGCTTGAAGAACACCTGAACGATTGGGTTGATGAGATGGTGAAGAAGTTCTCCCGCGAGGATATCGTCAGCGCGCTCGAAGACAAGGCGCAGGAGATGCGGGACGAAGACGCCAAGGAACCCGAGGGGGATTAATCCATCATTTCACGTGGTAAGCCGTCGAAGACCTTACTCTGAGAGAGTAATGGCCCTTCGACGGCTTCTACGTTACTGATGATAATCGGGGGCTTATCATCCGCCAGATGGATGGTAAGCTGAAACGTAGCGCCTTGAGCCATCGCTGACGGCTCGGGATTGCCCAAACCGCCGATGCGGGCCATAACCTCGAACGCCTTGACGCGACTGGCGAGGTTTTCCTTCTCATTCACAATCGCCGCATGCATGGAGGGCAGTGCTTCCTCTATGTTCACTGCCGCTTTTAGCTTGATGCGCTTGCCGGTGTTCGTCGCGCCCTGCCATTCGTTGAACGCCTGATCGAGCATGGCGCGGAACATTTTGGTGTCGCACAGTTCCTCGTACTCTGCCTGAGTAAGCCCTAGCCTTGTGAGGAGGATCGGCAAGTCTTCGATATCCTTCGCCAGTTCGGCGGCGAGGGTTCGGAGCTTCAATTCGTCGGTTGCAGAGATTAAATCGCCCATTTTTCGGCCACTTGACACGGGGTTAGACCTGTGCTATGATACCACGTTAGAACTCTAGTGGCAAGAGGGTACGGTGGCGGCTCTCCCTAACGCTCCCGCGCTACGCGTGGTGGGCCGGGATGAAACACAGCAAGCCGAGCAAACGCGCGATGCGGCGCGGGCTCAAGCTTATGCCCCTCCCCCTAGCGCCCCGCCAGTCGGACTGGCGGGGNTTATTACGGACCAATACACCCTTATGCGGCGTCATCGGGATACGGTTGGGCGTGGATGGAGCGACAGATTGCTCGCTGCATTGCGGGCGTTCAATGGGGTGTACGAGCCGAATATCATCGAGGAAATCAAGAAGTTCGGCGGATCGAACGTCTACTCGCGCATCATTGCGATGAAGTGTCGCGGCACATCATCGCTCCTACGTGACGTGTACATCGGGGCAGATCGGCCTTGGAGCGTGATGCCCGCGAGCGATCCCGATGTTCCCCCCGACATTGTGCAGGCGATCAATCAGCTTATCTCGGGCGAAGTCATGGCGGGCGTGCAGGCGCATTTTTCAGCGCAGCAAGCCAACCAAGCGCATGAGTACGCCACCCAGCTTGTACATCAGCAAGCGCAGATGCAGGGGCAACACCCGGCGTTCGTGGACCAATCCATACCTTCCCACGCAAGTGGGCCGTCGCAGGGCGGGTTGACTGGCGCAATTCCACCCAACGCACAGTCGCCACCCGGCTCGGGGGGCGGCGTGGGGATGCCTGCGCCGCCCCCGATACCTCCGCTGCCTGATCCGGGCGCGGTGCGTGATCGGTTCCGCTCACTCATGGAAGGCGCTCGCGACCAAGCTAAGCGCAAGGCTGCGGAACAATCGAAGATTACCGAGGATAAGTTTGAGCAGTTGCTTGCCGAGGGCGGCTTCTACGAGGCGCTGGCCGAGTTTCTGGTTGACTTGCCCTTGTTCCCCTACGCGGTGCTAAAGGGGCCGGTGGTCAAGATCAAGACCCAAGTGAAGTGGTCAAGAGACCAAGCGCCGTGGTCTAATGACCCTTCGCGCTTTGGAGGGCCGCCCGGTTCATCCAGACCGCCTCAGATGGGTGGGCTGGGCGGCTTGCCCGGTTTTCAGAGTGGCGGCCCCGGTGGGCCGGGGTTACTCTCGCAGAGTAACGGCCCGCAGCAACCGCCGCCGCCGCCCACTCAAACCTCGTTGGCGCATGCTTATGTCGAGGACACCCCGATCCTCTGTTGGGAGCGGGTCAGTCCGTTCGACATATATTGGACCCCCGGTGTCGCCAACATAGAGGACGCCAACGTTGTTCAGCGTAGTCGCCTTACACGAGCCGATCTTAACGAACTACTCGATCTACCCGGCTTCTTTACCGATGAGGTCAGGGCGGTTCTTGACGAGTATGGTCGCGGGGGCTTGGTCGATAACTGGGATACCACCGACGCAGAGAGAGCTATACTTGAGAGCCGTGAAGACCCGAGGTTTAACCAGAGCGGTCTTATCGCCTGCCTTGAGTTCCAAGGATATGCGCAAGGCCGGTTTCTACTTGATCTCGGGGTGGACCCCGGACAGGTCCCCGACCCTCTAAGGGATTACTTCTGCAATGCGTGGCTCATTGGTCGCCATATCATCAAAGTACAGTTATCGCCCACTCCCCGGAAGCGTCACCAGTATTATGTTACGAGTTTTGAGAAGGTTCCGGGGAACTGTTCGGGCAACGGGCTACCTGATCTATTGGCGGATATATCATCAGTCGCCAATGCTACGCTTAGGGCGATGGTCAATAATCTCTCCATTAGCTCAGGGCCACAAGTCACGGTCAATGACGACCGTCTCGCGGATGGCGAGAACGGCGAAGAAATGTACCCGTGGAAGCGCTGGCACGTCAAAGCCGATCCGTTCGGCAACAACACCGAGAAGGCCATAGAGTTCTTCCAACCGGGGAGCAATTCTCAGGAGCTACTACAGGTTTACATGCAGTTTTCGAATTTGGCGGATGAGCATTCAGCCATTCCCAAGTTCATGACGGGATCGCCGCCACAGGGAGGTCTTGGGCGCACTGCATCGGGTCTCTCCATGCTCATGCAGAACAGTAGTAAAATCCTCCAAACTGTGGCGGCGAACATTGACCGCGACGTGATTGAGCCCATTCTCACGTCGCTGTACGACATGGTGATGATGACCGACCAGACGGGGTTGCTCACGGGTGAGGAAAAGATACGTGTGCTTGGCGTTCAAGTGGCGCAGCAACGCGAAACTCAGAGAGCGCGTCAGCTTGAGTTCCTACAGCTTACGGCCAATCCGATTGACATGGGGATTATCGGGCCGAAAGGGCGGGCGCAGGTTCTCCGTAGTGTGGCAACCGAGATTGGGCTTCCGGGGGAAAATATCGTCCCGACCGATGACCAGATGGATCAGCAACAGAAACAGGCTGCGGCTCAAGCCGCGCAACAGCAGATGATCGGCCATGCCCCTCCCGGCACACCGCCCGGTCAGCCCGCCGCTGGACAGGGTTCGCCCCCTGCACCCGGTGGCGGGCAACCCCATACCAACCTTGTAAATCCCAGCCCGACAGGGCCATCGCCCACGCCGCCACCCGGTCCTGCCCCCGGCCCGATGGGAGCGGCCCAATGAAAGGTTACTCTAAGTGAGTGATCCTCGTGGATTTGAACGCGGCAACTCTAGGGCCGATGGCCTCCGTGGTGACGCAGCGAGGCGTGCAGACGCCATGCGGCGCGATCAACAGCGCCGCACCGAGATGGAGGCGCG